GTCATAGCAACCAGTCGCTATGCCAGATATAATGAGCAACTGAAACGACGAGAAACCTGGGAAGAAACAGTAGATCGACTGATCCAATTCTTAGATAAGAAGACTGAATCGGCTTTCCCAGTAATTGATTCCACCTTATCCTTACAAGTTGTTTTAGGGATGTTAGGTCTTGGTGGTTTACGCACATATGAAAAGCTTAACAATGTTGCAGCTAAGTGAGGTTAAGGTATGCTATGCTTGTAAAGAAACAAAACCAGTCTCTATGTTTTACAGGTCTAATACTCGATATTATCAACGAGAATGTAAAGCTTGTAATAAAAAGAGAAAACAAGCCTGGCATAAAACAGAACTTGGAAAACTTTCGTCTGCTAATACCAAACTAAAAGCTCGTTTTGGAGTTACATTAGAACAATACAAAACACTACTAGTTAAACAGAACCACGCTTGTCTTATTTGTGGCGTAAAAGATACTGAACTCGAACATAGGTTAGCTATAGACCATTGCCATACAACGGGTAAGATTAGGGGTCTTCTTTGCAAGCAATGTAATTTAGGACTAGGTAATTTTAGAGATAATCAAGTTTACTTAAGACAAGCAATTACCTATTTAATGGAGACAAGTAATGGAGGCATTGATTGATGCAGATCTGGTAGCCTATCGTTGTGCTGCAACCTGTGAAGAGATGGAAGAGCCACAGATGGCTATAGATAGGGCACATTACTTAATTGAGACACTACTCCATAGTACACAAGCACAGCAGTACCAACTGTTTCTTACAGGATCTAATAACTTTCGTAAAGAAATTAACCCACAGTATAAGGCTAACCGTAAAGACAAGCCTAGACCTAAGTGGTTACAAGCAGTACGAGAAGGGTTAGTTCTTAAGTGGAATGCAGTTGTTACTGATGGTATTGAGGCTGATGATGCTATGGGTATAGCTCAAACAGAAGACACTGTTATCTGTAGTCTAGATAAAGATATGTTACAAGTTCCTGGTCGTCATTACAACTGGGTTAAAGACGAAGAAACTATCGTAACAGATCAACTAGGACTTAAGTTCTTCTGGAAACAAATGATCATGGGTGATGTAGCAGATAACATACAAGGGATTAGAGGTCTCGGTATTGTTAAAGCTAACAGACTTATTGATCCACTAGATTGTGAAACCCTAGAGGAGCTAGATGAACAATGTTATCAACTGGTCTACGATCTTTACTCTGATAGCAATCGTTTTAATATCAACGCTAAGTGTTTATGGATACAACGTAGCCAAGGCGATATATGGTTAAGCAAAGACGAGCGCAACGTAAAGAAAGAAGTGGTCCCTATAGAAGTGGTTTCGAGTTAACCTTTTCAAAGGCACTTGAAGAATACGGATTGCAAGCAGAGTATGAAGCCGATAAGATTCCCTTTGTTCAACCACTTCAGAAACGTAATTATACCCCTGATTGGAAGATTAAAGATGGTGTTTATATTGAAACAAAAGGGAGGTTCACCGGAGCCGACCGAAAGAAAATGCTTTGGCTGCGGGATAGCAATCCCAACATCACTATTTATATGTTATTCATGCGATCATCAGTTACACTCACGAAAGCATCTAAGACAACGTATGGGGAGTGGTGTGATAAAAACAATATCCCCTGGGCCGACATCAAAGACAAAGACAGATGGAGGAAATGGTTCAAATGAGTAGGAATGATATTACAGGTGATAAGTTAGTATCTAAACCAAGTACTGGTTATGCACAAGGTTACGATTTAATTTGGGGAAAGAGAGATAAGAAAGATGAGCAAAAAGATCTTTGTGATTCCGGACACACAAGTCAGGCCAGGGAGCGACGTATCCCACCTTGTTGCGGCGGGTCGGTATGCAGTGGAGAAGAAGCCTGATACCATTGTATGCCTAGGTGACTGGGCTGACATGCCTAGCTTGTCTAGCTATGATGTTGGTAAAAAGTCTTTTGAAGGTCGTCGCTACATGGACGATATTCAAGCTGCTAAAAATGCTATGGCACAGTTCCTTGAACCTATTCGTAATGAGCAAAAGAGACTCATACGTAATAAAGAAAAGCAATGGAACCCACGCTTAGTCCTTACCCTTGGTAATCATGAAGCACGTATCAACCGAGCAGTAGAGGAAGACCGTAAATTAGAAGGGCTAATTAAAATTGAAGACCTCCAGTACGAAGAGTTTGGTTGGGAAGTATATCCATTCCTTGAACCAGTTGCGATTGATGGTGTGGTCTTTTGTCATTACTTTGTCTCTGGGTCTATGGGTCGTCCTGTTGGTACTGCCAGTGCTCTTATTAGTAAGAAGCACCAATCGTGTATCGCTGGGCACCAGCAAGGCCGCCAGGTTGCGTATGGCACAAAGGCAGATGGGTCTACAATAACAAGCATGATTATTGGTAGTTTCTACAGTCATGAAGAAGAGTACATGGGCCACCAAGGAAACAAACATTATCGTGGTGCTGTTATGTTACATGAAGTAAAGGATGGTTCCTTTGATGAAATGTTCCTGTCCATTGATTACCTGAAAGGAAAGTATGATCAAAAATAAATCAGTATTAGATGCGTATGATCAAGTAACACGAGACTATCTTGACTCTTACTTGGATGCTATGTCCCGTAATAATAACTCTGGTTGTTACACATCAGTTGAGTATTATCCACCAGGACATGAAGCAATCCAACAACCACAAGAGCGTAGCAATGGTTACTATGATGTGGGTGGTATCGAGGTAATTGACTACATCGCAGCCAAGCTAACACCAGAACAGTATAAAGGCTACCTATTGGGTAACATCTACAAGTATAGTGGTCGTATGCAATACAAAGGTGAAGAGCTTAAAGATGTCAAGAAGCTAGCTAATTACACACAATGGTTAACCGAACACTATGCAACTAACACTTGAAGAGATTAAGGAAGACCTTAAACAACTAGATGAGCTAACTCTATTAGAGAAGTTAGACATTACCTCTGAAGAGATTGTGGAGGTGTTCCTTCCCCTTATCTCTGAAGAGAAGTATACACAACTAAGATTGGAGTATGAAGATGGGGAATAAAGAAGAACCTATCCCAGGACTTTTAGACTTTATGGCTAGTTCAGCCCTATCTGTTTTATCAAACAGTAATAGATCATTCTATGATGAGGCTTCGGTGGCAAAGTACTGCTATGACGTTGCCAAAGCCATGCTAATTGAGAGGGAGAAACATGCCATTACCAAGTAGTTACCAACAGGTCATAGCAACCAGTCGCTATGCCAGATATAATGAGCAACTGAAACGACGAGAAACCTGGGAAGAAACAGTAGATCGACTGATCCAATTCTTAGATAAGAAGACTGAATCGGCTTTCCCAGATACAATGATGGAACTTCGAGAAGCTATTGTTAATCTTGAGGTAATGCCTAGCATGCGTCTTTTAATGACAGCAGGTGAAGCAGCTGAACGAGATAATATTGCTCTTTACAACTGTTCTTATCTAGCTGTTAATAACAAGAGAGCCTTCAGTGAAGCCTTGTATATTCTTATGAATGGTACTGGGGTTGGGTTCAGTTGTGAGCGTCAAGAGATTGCAAAGCTACCAGAAGTACCACAAACTATAAGGGGATCAGATGATACAATCGTCATTGGAGACAGTAAACTTGGTTGGGCAAAAGCATTCAAGAAACTCATCAGCTCTCTATACGACGGGGATGTACCCCACATCGACTACTCCCAGGTTCGACCAGCGGGAGCAAGGCTTAAGACGTTTGGGGGAAGGGCTTCCGGTCCTGGGCCTCTTAAAGCACTCTTCGACTATACAGTAGAGACGTTTAAGAATGCTCAAGGACGTAAGCTCAACAGTATTGAAGTCCATGACATCATGTGTAAGATCGGTGAGATCGTTGTTGTTGGTGGTGTTCGCAGGTCTGCACTCATTAGCTTGTCAAACCTTACTGACAGACGAATGCGAGAAGCAAAGACGGGTGCCTGGTGGGAAGAGAACAGTCAAAGGGCGTTAGCTAATAACAGTATTGCCTATACTGAGAAGCCAGATACCACAGCCTTTATGGAGGAATGGCTTGCTCTGATCAAGAGTAAGTCAGGAGAACGTGGGTTGTTCAGTCGAGTAGCTAGTCAGAAACAAGCTGCTTTATGGGGTCGTAGAGACCCAACACTTAGCTATGGTACGAATCCTTGCAGTGAAATTATCCTTCGAGATAAACAATTCTGCAACCTTTAATTAGTAGAGGCCTTTAGGAGTAATCCTAATTGTAAACTGGGAGAATTGCTGGAAACACCTTAGAGCCTTCAGTACCAAAGAGTAATAATCTGAAGGATTGGTCAATCAGCAGCCGAGCCGCTACAAGCGGAAGGTTCAACGACTAGGCGCAAGCCGTACACTCAAGTGAGTGGAAGCCCCCAGCCCCTTGTAAAAGGGTGATGATATAGTCTGGTCTTCATAGAAATATGAAGAAAGAGCTTGACAAGACCGTAAAAGTATGCTAGACTCTTATGTAACCATGTAAGATTCCAGAATACATTTATAGGAGAAGTCAATGGAAAAGAATAGAGAAGGTTGGTTAGTATCAAAGACACATAGAGAGTGTACTAAGTGTGGAGCAGTCTTTGAGATAACTAGTAAAATGACCTTATGTAAAACATGTAACTGTACTAGAGTAAAGTCTTTAACCCCAGCCTACCGAATGCACCAACGTGCTAAACAACGTTGTGTTAAAACTGGAAGAGAGTTTAATCTTCAAGTAGAAGATATAACTATACCTGATATATGTCCTATACTTGGTATAGAGATTAACATGAACTCAGGTAGATCTGGAGCATATAAGAACTCACCCTCTTTAGATAGAATAGATAATGCTAAAGGATATACTAAAGAAAATATCCAGGTTATCTCCCAACAAGCTAATGCTATGAAGGGTGCTGCTTCTAAAGAAGAACTACTACAGTTTGCTGCATGGATTATAAATAACTATTCTTAACTCTTGGCAAGGTCTAACGAACCTTGTTTAACATAAACGTCAGAAGTATGTGTTCGTGCTGAAGACTCTTATGAAGATCTAAAAAGAAAGATTGGTTTGGCCTCTGTACTGGGCACACTTCAATCTACCTTTACAGACTTCCACTTCATTGGACAAGACTGGAAACAAAACACGGAAGAAGAACGTTTGCTTGGTGTAAGTCTTACTGGTATTATGGACCACAGTGTTCTGAATGGATCAGACCCAGGAAAGATCCCACTAGAAAACATGTTACAGGAGTTACGAGATCATGCTAGAAGTGTTAACGAACATTGGGCAGCTAGTCTTGGAATACCTGCTAGCGCAGCCATCACCTGCGTTAAGCCTAGTGGGACTGTCAGTCAGCTATGTGATACTGCAAGTGGGATTCACCCTAGGTATAGTGCTTACTACGTAAGAACAATTAGACAGGATAAGAAAGATCCATGACAAGCTTTACACTGCTTTGTCTTTCCTTTTCTTAGTCGTGATCCCTCAACTAAACTAATATTACCACAGGAACATTGGCATG